TCAGACAAAATCAAAAGAATGGTTATCGGAAAATATCGGAATGGTTACTAAAGATAAATTAGTACTAAAAGCCAAGAGAAACCTAGACAAATTACTAGACTCATCAGACGAGAAGATACAAGCTGATATTACTAAGTTTGTAGCTAAGACAGATATAGAGTTTAGTGAGAAGCAAGACATAAAACTAACTGGCGATGTTCAGTTTATAAATGACGTTCCAAGACCAAAACAATTAGAGGTATAAATGACTGAGATTAAAGTACCAGACTATACTGCCAGTCCTAAGCAAGCGGTATTTCATACTACGGTTGCAGATGAGAAATTATATGGTGGAGCTGCCGGTGGTGGTAAGACAGCTGCATTAGTAGCAGAGGCAGTTACTTTAGCTCTTGAATATCCTGGAATACCAATCAACCTATTTAGGCGTACTATCCCCGAATTAAATAAAACTATCAAAGTAGAGATACAAAGACAGTGCGGTAAGTATATTAAAGCAGGCCATATGTGGTGGCGTGGTACAAGCGATGGCGAGAACGAGGGTAGATCATATGTATTAGAAAATGGTTCAAGTATTATTCTCAACTATTGCGATACTGATGCTGATATATACCGTTATCAAGGTGCGGAGATGCCCATTATCGGTATAGACGAACTAACACAATTCCCTATGGCATGGGTTGAATACTTATTAACTCGTAATCGTACTTCTAATCACAATTGGCCAACACTATTTCTGGCCGGTACTAACCCTGGAGGAATAGGCCACGGATGGGTAAAGGCACGTTTTATAGACCCTGTAGCGCCTGGTGTTATCAATAATGTTAAATTACCAGACGGTTCAGTTAAAACAACTGTATTTATTTCAGCTACACTAGACGACCACCCAGACGAAAAGTTTAAGAAAGATTATAACAAAGTCCTACAAGGTATATCAGACCCACAACTAAGGCGAGCATTACGATATGGAGACTGGGACGTATTTGCTGGTCAAGTGTTCAGCGAGTTTAGGCGAGAAATACACGTTATAGATCCTTTCAATATACCAGAGCATTGGCAAAGATGGCGAGGTATGGATTATGGCAATAATAATGAAGTATTATGGTTGGCTAAAGACCCGGCAAGTGAAAGAATATATGTTTATAGAGAATATAGGACTACTACGTTTACTCCTGTTGAAGAGAAATCAAGGAATATAAAACAGTTTGAAGCTGGCGAAAAAGTATCTTATGGGTTAGCCGACCCATCTATATGGGGAGGTGCAGGCGATCATAATACAGGTAAAAGTGTGGCCGAGATGTTTGAATCGGATGGCGTTATGTGGATGCCAGCGAATAATGACCGTAAAGCAGGATTAGCGGCCGTACATGACGCACTGGCTATTAAAAAGGACGGATTGCCAGGATTACAGATATTTAGTACCTGTACCAGCCTAATAAGGACATTACCGTCTTTACCTTACGATAAAATACGAGTTGATGATGTAGATACTAAGGCAGATGATCATGATTATGATGCACTACGTTATGGGTTAATGGCTCAAGTTCACAAGCAAGATATTAAAGTACCACAATATAAACCACAAAACTTTATGATAAATTAGGGGGGCTATGGATTTAAAGTTTGGCAAAAGAATAACATACGAGGGTTACTACGACGGAAAGCTCAAAAGTACCAAAGTAGAATACTCTATACCAATGGTGATTCAAGATAAAACTCAAGTGATGACTGAACTATTGGCTGCCTTAGAACTAATCAGGAATGGTGATACAAACAAAATATCTATAACTATCGAATCAGACCCTAAAACTCACTATCTAAGGTTGCTGACTAAAAACTATACCATTGAACGATGATATGATATAATATAAATAACGTGTATGCCTCGCAGTAGATTACCGATATAAAGGAAATCTATGAGCATCTACTTAAAACCTGAAGAACTTATAAAGCAATATAACGAAGCAACTAGGGTTGCAGATGATTGGTTTAAGCCTTTTAATGAGTACGAACGAATCGCTGGTAATAAACTATCTAAATCTATAGCAAAGAATATGCCACGAGTTAATGACGGATCACTCGCAGCTTCGTTAATTGAAACTCAAATGAATGTATTGCCTTTCATGCAACCAGGCAAGTTTAAAGCCGTAAACTCTACTAAAGCATGGATAAGTGAACTCGCTAATATTATCTGGGAAAAGAAAATCATTCCCAATGCTAACACTCAAACAGATTTCTTCTCTAAAGAGCAGATTGCATTGTATAGGGCTATCAAGTACGGCGCTCAACCACGATATAACTTCTATGTTTCAAATGATAAATACACAGGCTGCGATTGGTCTCTACCTTATATTAAGAACGTCAAACTAGAGCCAGGTAAGTTCTCTGATGAAGATTGCGACTACATATTCCTAGATGTTTACTACACTAAATTACAATTACAGAACATCATTCAGCAAGTAAAGGCTGAGATTAAACTTGCCAAGAAAGAGGGTCGCAAAGCAGACAACTCTTGGAACATTGACGCATTAAAACAACTTGCCGATATGAGCTTGACTCAAAAAGAGATGGAAGAACAGAACATCAATGAACGCGACAAACAAGTATCAAGTTCTGGAATTAAGACTACTGTATGTTTTAACCGTGGAGTTAATGCTCCATTTTATATGTTTTCTAAACACTTGCCAGAAGGAACATTGTTAAGAGGCGAAAATGATAGTTGGCGTAATCCAGACCCAACTGGCGATTTACCTATCACTATGCAATATTGCTATGAGACGCTAGAAAGCCCTTATGGCATTGGCCGTGTAGAACTTGCCGGTCCAACTCAAAACGTCTTAGATTACATGACACAAGCTCACGTTCTTGCTACACAACTAGGGCTACAACCAGTTATTCAAGCTAAGGGTGCATTAGAATCAGCAAACATGAACACAATCGTACATACACCAAATGCTATATGGCAAGCTGGTAATGCAACCTTTGAGGTAATGAACAACACCAATCCAGTATATACACAATTCCCTAATAACTTCGGACTATATAAAAGCCAACTACAAACACTACAAGGCCGCACAGACGGTTCAGTTAGTGCTACAAGTGGTAATCCTACATTTAGTAAAACTAGCGCCGGTGTAAATCAACAAGAAGAGCGAACTAACTCACAGGATAACTACTTAAGGAATAAAGCCGACAAAGCATCTGCTCGCATGGCTGAAAAGATGATGAATATACATATGGCTAAAATGCAAGGTGCTGACTTACTTGAAATAGCCGAAGAAGATAAAGCGCGACTAATGAGTGCTGGATATTTTGACGATAATCCAATGACAGACATCCCATCGATAACCGAGATACCTATTATCTACGAAGAGCTTAGAGATACATTCAAGTTTGAGTATGACCCACGCCCAGAATCTAATAACGACGAGAAGAACCGTTGGCTAGAACTCATTGATATAGTAGCAAGCAATCCTAACATTTTACCTCTAATTAAACAGTCTGGTTATGACTTCAACGTTGGTGAAGCATTTAAACGTGTTGCATCAGCAAGTGGAGCAGAGGGTATGGACAAAGTACTTACTAAGATGGAATCAGAACAAGGTGCTATTGACCCACTAACAGGCCAGCCAGTACAGCCACAAGTTGATGTAAATGGTATGCCAATGGAACAACCTATGCAAGCACAGCCAGAGATTAGTTTAGAAGATACTATGGCAATGTACGGTATTGACGAGAATCGAGCTATGGCCGTTATGGAAGCACGATCACAAGGATTTAAGGAAGAAGAGATATCTAAGTTCCTAGAAGGAGGTTTATAATGTCGGTATTAGACGATAGTGCACTTTATACAGGAGTAGACGGCGAGCCAGATGGAATATTTGGAAACGAAGAAATAAATCAAGAAACAGATAAGATACTTCAAGAGCAACGTCAATTAATGGGAGAACTTACTCCTAAACTACAAAGTATAGTAGACATGATTGATTCAGAAATATCCGTAACTATGGACTTTATATCAGAATACGTAGACAACACTAAGGATGATAACGAGTTATTTAGGGGCGAGCTTAAAGCTGCTGCTAGATATAAAAAATATCTTAGTGTTCTGAAAACTAAATTTGCTCTAGCGCTTAATGAGGCTAATAAGAATGGAAACTAAAGATGAGTTAAAACAAACTCCAGAGTATGAGTTTAATTTTGATTCAATGCCGATTTTAGATAAATTAACACATCTTCATCAAGATGGTAATTATTTAGTTGGAATTACTGAGGGAGGTACACGATTCAGGCAACGAATACCATCGGACAAAATGCTTTCTAAAAATGAAAGGGGCGAATGGTCAATAGTTCCATTGAGAGGTAGTCTCGGTTAGCCACGCAACCAATTTGGTAGGCTAACCAGGATTGCTCCCCAAGCGATAGATTCATCCACTTAAGGATAGAGGCTCGCCACCTATTCAACGGCAGTAATAAATGGAGATTATATGGAAAACGAAGCAGTACAAGACCCAATCCTAAGCGCATTGGACGACACAGCAACAGAAGATACTACTCAGGTAGAAATCGACGAAACAGAAACGGAAAATAATACTGAATCCACAGAAGTCGAAGAGACTGAGAGTGAGACCACAGAGCCAAGTACAGATGAATCTGAACCGGTTGAGCTAGACCCTAAAGAGGAAGCTCGCAGGCGCTACGAAGAAAGGCAAGCTTTCAAAGAACAGCAACGTAGTCAAATTCAAGCTCAAAACAAAGATTATATCGATGAAGCTGAGAGTGAAATCGACCAACGAGTTCGAGCAATGGAAGTCCAACGCTACCAAGAAATCGTTGAGAATACACAAGAAAAGATTATCAATGAGTTTGAGAGAGCAAAGGCCGATCCGTCACTACAACTTTTTAACCCAGAAAGCCAAGAGTTTAATCAAAGAGCCTATGATAAGGCAATGAAAGATTATGACGCAGGTTACATCAATTACGATGCTAACGGATACATGGTAGGGGTTAAAGGTTCATTATTTAACCACTTAAAAGAGACAGCAGAATTACTACAAGGTGCGGTGAAATCAGGAGCTATACAGCAAGTGAGGGCAGGCAGACAGATGAAAGCAATAGCAGACATTAAACCAGCGGCATCACCTAAAGAAGTTGCGAAAGACCCAATCCTAGACATTCTAAAGTCCGAATAGAAAAGGATTTAACAAAATGGCACAAAATTATGCAGCAGCACATTTGAAAGTCGTTGATGAAAGAGTATATCTTGAATCATTAACAATGGATCATTTCAAAAATGATATTCGTTTAGAGTTTAACGGTAAAAACAGCGTTACTATCTACAACGTAAACACAGTATCAGAAGTCGACTATAACAGAGCAGAAGTTGTCGGTAGCCGCTTCGGTCAACTAACAGAAGTTGGCACTGGAACACAAACATTGACACTATCACAGGACAAAGCTTTCAACGTAGCTATTGATCGTGGAAACTACGAAGACAGCCAAATGGTAACAGAAGCTGCTTCATTCGTTAAACGACAAGTTCGTGAAGTATCAGTACCAGCAACCGATGTATATAACTTAGGTATCTTGACATCTTACGCAATCACAAATACTCAGGGTGTTATCGGTGGAGCAGCAGTTGCTTACAATACTATTTACTCATTGATTCTTGCTCAAAACGCAGCACTTGATGAATTAAAGTACCCAGCAGCAGGTCGTACTCTTTGGATTACTCCAACTAACTACAACCTATTGAAACGTGACCCAGAGTTCATGAAAGCTTGCGACACAACTGTTGCAGACTTGAAAAAAGGCATCATTGGTGAAGTTGACGGTTTGACTATCGTTAAAGTTCCATCAAGCATGCTTGTTGCTAAGTTTGAGTTCATGATTACTTGTAAAGGTGTTGCAGTTGCAATCAACAAGTTCAACATGATTCGTACACTTGACAACGATTCAAACATCGATGGATGGTTAGTACAAGGTCGCCGATACCACGATATGTTTATCTTGGGACAAAAAGCTACCGGTATTCGCATCTATACTAAAGCCTAATAACTAAAGGAGAATATTATGCAAGAGACAAATGGTGACGGAAGAAAAATTAACCCAGAGGGCTGGTACAGGCAAAAAGAAACTGGTACTGAAATGTATTTAGAGAACACTGTTCCTGAATATGGATCGCCAATGATAGATGCCTTTGTCAAGTGCGGATGGGTAAAGATAGACGCTCCAACGTCTCCTGCATCTCCCGAAGATGTTTATACTGAAACAACTACCAAAAGTGGCGCAGTTCAGTACAGACTAAATGGCAAGCTCATATCAAAAGAACAATTTAATAATAAGTAAAGGAACATAATATAATGGCAAACCCAGCAAACTCAACAGCTTATCGTTTACCTGATGGTCGTATGGCCGTCAACGTTACGGAAGCTAAAACACTTGCACTAGCAGACAGCGGATACGTTCAGAACGTTATCTACGCTAACGGTGAAGTTACTCTACCTGCAACAGCAGTTCTAGGAGTATTTACTGTTCGCAACGGTGGCGTACCAAAGAGCGGCTCAACAGCAGGCTCAGGTGCAGACGGTAACAAAATATCTGTTTTCCCTAACGCATCTGACAAGATTGCCGGCGGTGTTGATGGAACTTACACGGATGGAAAACCATTCGAAAACACAGCAGCTACAGCTCGTGTTGGTGACGAAATTGTTATCAACAACAACGGTGGAACTGACGGTGGTGTAGTTCAATCACTACGCGGTATTTGGGTACGAAATAACGCTTAGTTATTAGTACAAGTCCTGGGCATGACTAAAACTGCCCACCTTAACAACTAACTAATCACTACTCATAGAGACGACTAATACCTTAATGGGTGATGATTGAGGAGAAATATATGACATTTACAAGAGGACAAGTAGCAGAAGCAGCAGCGGGAATTGGTGCATATTGCACTAAGACTGTAACATTCGCAGGTGGAACAACTAATGATATGGGAGATTTTGATGGAACAGGAAACCCATATAAATTATTTACAGTAACAGGAACAGTTTTAATGAAACTATTTGCAACATGTTCGGCAGATTTAGCAGGTGCATCTGCAACAGTAGAAGTAGGGACAGCACTATCTACAGCTGGACTTCTAGCACTTACAACCGCAACAAACATTGATGCTGGCGAAATCTGGCACGACGCAACTCCTGACGCTTCAATCGAACTATCAAGCGTTGCAACTGAGAAAATAGTCAACCAAAATGTTATTCAAACTGTAAAGACAGCAAACATAACAGGTGGCGTATTAACATATCACTGTATTTGGAAACCAATTAGCACTGATGGATTGGTAGTGGCAGCTTAATATGGACAAGCGGGCTAGTTTACGACAGTATTTCGAATACGACAAGGCTAATAAACTTGCCGAGATTAAGTCGGATAAATTACATGCCGATAAACTAGCTCGAATGGAATCCATTGAAGAAACTATCAATGTAGCGATTAGTTCGTTACTCGACTTTATGGACAAAAAGACCAGTAAGGTCGAATTAACCAACCAATTAGACTCAATCAGCACACCAGACGTTGAAAATGTGGTATCTGAGTTAAAAAATCTAGCAAAAGTGGTAATAAGTGCCAAAACAGACCAAAAACCCGTTATAGACGCTCTAAATGCCCTTAAACGTGAAATTACTGTTTTACCTGCTAAAATACCACATCCAAAAGAGCAAAAAGACACTATTAAAGTATCTAATCTAAGTGAAGTCAAGTTTGATACGACCAATTTAGAAAAAGTAATCAAAGGTTTAGATTTAAAAGTTGATGCTCCGATCATAAATGTTGACAAGCCAGATTTTAAAATACTTGAAAAACTAAGTTCTGAAGTCTTATCGGCCATTAAAGGAATTAAATACCCCGAAATACCTGTAACCGATTTAACCACACTTGAAATGGAATCAAAGGCTTCTAATAAGAAACTAGACGAAGCTAACAAACATTTAAAGACTATCGCTGAAAAGAAGTTCGGATCATCAGGCGGTGGTGGAAATGGTACGCCTTATACTGATTCGTCTGGCACAGCCAAGAACGTTATACTCACGACAGGGGGTAGAATCCCAGTAGATATAGATATGGCCACAGAGGGTATTGCTACTGAAGCTAAACAAGACTCTCAGATTACGCAACTAGCAAACATTTTAATTGAATTAACTCAAAAAACAGAAGCTACTCAAAATCAGCAAGTAGAACTTATAAACGCTATTAGATTGGTGCTTCAGTCGATTGCTAATCCTGCATATGTAGACAAGTCAGCAAATCAGATGCGTTCACAGGTAACTGGTTCATTAACTGCTGTAACGACAGTGACAACGGTAACCAACTTAACTAATATCGGGTCGTTCCCTGCCGACCACTTACAACGTATGGATAATATGACAGCATGGGCAACTAATGTAAGACAAATAATAGTATAAGGAGTAATATGAGTAATAATTTCAAAAAAGTAATAGATAGACAGATGTGGGTACAAACAGCACCTGCACCAAACGCTCACGCAGCAGGTATGAGTTTAGCAGTAGACCTTAGAAATGATATTTCACGCAACCCGTTTGTTTATCAACTAGCTTCTGCAACAGTGTTAAATAGGTTTAATATTGTAACTAAATCATGGAACTTTATACAATCACCAGCACTTGGTGGAACATTTGGAGCTGGAACTGGTATGGTATTTGCACCGTCATTAGGAGTGAACGGTAATATAGGAGCAGGTTGTACAACTACCTCAATCGTTACAACTACAACATTGACGGCAGTTGGAGTAAATATGCTCGCCAATCGTGGTGGTTCTGGTGATTATGGATTTAAAGTTAGGATTAAAGGCAGTGCTGCTGGTAGCTCAGGAAAAACTGAAGAACGTTGGATTATTGCTAATACTGGTGGAACAACCCCTACTTTGACGCTCGATACACCTCTTACATTTACACCAGCGAACGGTGATACTTACGAGATACTATCTGGTCGTATATTTATGCTAAATGCAGGTGCTTTAGCTGCGACATCATTTAGGTCAATCGAATTAGCGACAAATACCCTAGCATCGCTATCAAATACTAACTTACCAGCAACAGTAGCAACTGATTTCTCTGGCATAGCATTAGATGAACAATATGTTCCACATGTTCGCATGCCTGGTGAGGGATTTATTGTAGGAACTGGGACTTATGATTTGGATTGCTCTTGCGGAGTAAAAAACTGTCTTACTGCAACTGCAACTGGAGCAAGTACGATTTCAGGTCAAGCTAGTGGTGGCGACTTTGGCGTTCTAACTAACGAATATAGGAACTTCCAAATAAGAATTGTAGAAGATACTGTAACACCAACAGCAGTCGGACAACGCAGAATTATTGCATCACATACTGGTGGAACTTTAGATTCTTACGTTACTCCTGTATATACGCTAGGTTCTAACTGGGCAGTTCAACCAAGCGCAAATGCTAAGTTCGTAATTGAATATCCTAACCTGTTATTAGTATGGTCAAGTGGAACGGCAGTAACCTATACCTATAATTATGGACCAGCTACCATAAATAATGGAACAAACTCAATTGCTACAAATGCTTGGCATGTTACATACTTCGGAAACAGAGGTGGCAACATGGGTGCAGGTTGTACAACATTCGCATCATTTGGGATTGAACCAGATGTAGCAAAGAACTCACGACACTCATTTATATATTCATTTAGAGGTGGTGGAGCTTCAACTCTTGACGTATTAGATATAGCAGGTGGAACTAATGGTGCTTGGTCAAACGCAATTGTATATGATGGTGCAGTTACTTTAACGACTGGTTCTTGTGGTAAATACGCCCCATTTGATAACGAGGGAAAGTTTGGATATCTAAACTCTTATACGGCATCAGCAATAAATCAAATATATAGGTTTGATGTTAAAAATAGAGTATTAAGCCCATTCACACCTACCGATTGGATACAAGCAGGCACAGCAGCAGCAGGCGACAGATTAGGAACATATTGTGCATTAGATGGTAATGATAAATATACAGTAGGGTTCTTGATTGCCCACACATCAACAATCAGTCAAGAGATTATAGTACAGGTATAATATGGCATATCTACCAAACGAAGATAGACTAACAAAAGCACTAAACATCATAGAGTGGGAACATCATATGGTGCATAAAAATCAAACCTATACTGCCTCAATTTATTCAAGTCAGGTAGCAAATAATGGATATTTAGATGTTCGCATTACTGGAGTTA